GGCCGATCGGAGTGGATTCGGCAAAGGACGCCATCTACGCCCGGCTGAAAATCGACCTGCCCGAGGAAGGGCGTCGCAAGCCGGGCTTCATTCACTTTCCGACCGCGTCCGCGTTCGGACCCGAGTATTTCGCTCAGCTGACATCGGAGCGCCGCGAGACGCGCAAGCGGCTCGGGCAGAGCGTCACGGTGTGGGTGTTGCCCGGCGGCAAGCGCAACGAGGTGCTCGACACTTTCGTGGGCGCGCTGGCGGTGCGCCAATCGCTGCCGCGGCGGATCGAGGCCTCGCTAGAATACTCAGCTGCTCCGATCCTCGAGGCACCGGCCCCCGTCACGCCAGCACCTAAGCCACAGCCGCAGGCGCAACAGCGTCCGGGCGGTTTCATCGGCCGGCACAAGGGCTGGCTTCGATAAGGATCATGTCAATGCCGAAACCTGCCGTGCCCGCCACTGTCGAGAGCCTGCTTGAGAAGGGCGACGGCGTTCTCGTGAAGCGCAATGGCGTCTGGACCTATCCGAACGCACCGAACGACCGTAGCGGAACCAACCTCGTGATGCCGATCGAATTCGTGTCGGAAGCGGCCGTCCAGGAAGCCCTGACGAAAGGTAACCTGGTTCCCAGTGCAACCAGCGTGGATGGCGTGCCGACGTCGGTGGTGCGGAAATCCGAGGGTGATGTGCCGGTCCGAGTCTTCAACATGGCGCATGCCGGCTCGGTGGAAGCCGCGACGGAACTGCCAATCAATTCGCGCCCAACCCATGACGCAGGCAAGTCCGACGCGCCGGACCTCTACGAGAAACCAAAAGGCTCCGAGATGCCGAAGACCATCGCCCCCGCGCCAGGCTCGCCTGTAGTGCCGGCTACGCCTGCCGCCCCCGCCCCGGCGAAGTCCTGATGCCCTACGCGACCCCGGTGCTTGTAACGGAACCACTTCCGCCGCCCCCGATGACCTCCGGTGAGGCTCGCGAAATCCCGGTGACCCCGTATCCGAACCAAGATCCGGAACAGCGTTACGCTGAACCGACCTGGCGCTCGGAACCGACGAGCGAATTGGACCCGCGGAAAGGGCGCTGAACCATGCCGACCCTGGCCGAAGTGATGATCCTGCAATCGCAGCTGGCTCAAATCCAGGTCATCATCGCCAGCGGTCTCACGCGCGGCTCCTACGAAGGAAAGAGCACCGAGTTCCGCACCATGACGGAACTCTATCGGATCCGTGACGATCTCTCGCGCCAACTCGGGCTGGTGGCGCCGGTACGCCGCACGGTCGCGGCGTACAGCGGCGGGTTCTGATGGCGCAATGGCTGGAGCGCACCATCGCGGCGGTCTCGCCGGGGATGGCGCTGAAACGCGAGACGGCCCGCGTCCGACTGGCCCGCGCCGCGCACGTTCGGGCATTGTACGAGGGTGCTTCGTTCTCGCGCCGGGCGCAAGGCTGGCGCGGGATGCTGACCGACGCGAATGCGGAGAGCCGCATCGCCTTGGTGCGGCTGCGCAGCGTCGCTCGCGAGCTTGTGCGGAACAATGCCTTCGCGACGCGGGGCAAGTCGACGATCGCCAACAACACGGTCGGCGCCGGCATCACGCCGACGGTGCGATCGGGAACCGATGCCAGGACAAAGAAGGTCGGCGACCTGGTCAAGGCTCATTTCGAGTCGACGGACATCGATGCCGATGGCCGGCACAACATCTATGGGCTGCAGAGCCTTGCCATGGGTGCCACCGTCGAGACCGGCGAGGTGCTGATTCGTAAACGTCTCCGGAAGTCGTCTGACGGGTACGCGCTCCCGTTTCAGCTCCAGGTTCTGGAGGCCGACTATCTCGATTCCAACGTCGAGGGTGAGCTTTCGAACGGCAATTACGCAGTCCAGGGTGTCGAATTCGACCTCACGGGGAAGCGGGTCGCCTATTACCTCTTTGACCAACATCCTGGCTCGCTGACCTATGGGGTTTCGACCGGCTACCGCGGGAATCGCGTGTCGGCCGATTTCGTGGCCCACGTCTATCGGATGGACCGGCCAGGGCAGGTCAGGGGGATCACGTGGTTCGCGCCCGTGATCGTCCGGATGAAGGATTTCGCCGACTACACCGACGCGCAGTTGCTCCGGCAGAAGATCGCGGCGTGTTTCGGTGCCTTCGTGTCCACGGCGGACGGCAACGGCCCGACGATGGACAGCGCTGGCAACCCACTTCCGCCCACGGCGAGCGGCATCAACATCGAGACCTTGGAGCCGGGCACCATCCAGTACACACGGGAAGGGGAGAACGTCACCTTCGCGACGCCGCCTCAGGTCATGGACTTCGGACCCTACAGCAACGTCACGCTGCACGAGATCGCGGCCGGGCTGGGCGTCACCTACGAATGCCTGACCACAGACCTGGCACAAGCCACCTACAGCGGCGGCCGCCTCGGCCATTTGGAGTTCGACCGCAACGTCGACGCCTGGCGGTGGAACACGCTGGTGCCGCAGATGCTCGATCCGGTCGAGCGGTGGACCGTCGATGCCGTCAACGTCGTCACGGGATCGACGGAACCGTTCAAACTGGACTGGACGCCGCCGGAGCGGATCCTCATCGACGTCCAGATGGAGAACGCGGCGTCGAAGGACGCAATTCGAAACGGCCTTTCGTCGCGAAGCGAGGAAGTCAGGAAGCGGGGCTTGGATCCCCTGCAACTCGACGCCGAGATCGCATCCGACAATGCCCGCGCCGACGAATTCGGCCTCGTGTTCGACTCGGATCCGCGTGCCGTGTCCGGCCGCGGCGTGTCGCAAAAGCCTGATTCATCGGTCGACGCACCGAAAAAGAAGAAGCCGCCGGCCGGCGGCCTGAACTGACGGCCGAAGACAGGAACATTCGATGGCGAAGAAGAAGCGAGCCGCTCGGCGGTCTGGCGTCGAGGACGTGCGCGCCCTGATGCAGGGCACGAACTCGCTGGTCCTCAATAACCAGCTGATGATCTACGGCGTCATCGACCCGACCATCGACCCCTACGGCGAGACCACCAGCGTCCGAGCCATCGACGTCATGGCGTCGCTCGCCGAGCTGGCGGACCAAGCCACCATCGTGGTTCGCATCAATTCTCCGGGCGGCTCGGTGATCGAGGGACTGGCGATCTACAACGCCTTGAAGGCCTGGGGAAAGCCGATCGAGGTCCACGTGGATGCCATGGCGGCCTCCGCGGCTTCGGTGATCGCGATGGCCGGCACCGAGATCGTGATGGCCGAGAATGCCTCGATCATGATCCACGACCCGTGGACGATCGCCATGGGCGGTTCCGACGACATGCGAGATGCGGCCGACGAGATCGATCGTCAGAAGCAGATCATCCTCAACATCTACGCGCAGCGGACCGGCCAGGACCCCGCCACCATCTCCGCGATGATGCAGGCCGAAACCTACATGTCGGCGTCCGACGCGGTAGCGCGCGGCTTCGCGGACCGGATCGACCAGCCCACGGCCGTAGCGGCTTGTGAAGCGCTCGATCCCAAGACCCTGGCGCACCTCCTGGCGCTGGACACCCACCGGGCGCAAGCCCGCTCTCCCGCGGCGCCTGCCGTGAACGCAAAGGACAAATCGATGGCTACTCCCGCCGAAAGCGGTGCTCCCGGCGGCAAGAAGCCCGCCGTCATCGTCAACGTGACCGGCGCGCCGCCTCCGGCAGCCGAGCCCCCGCACGATCTCTCTGCGATACGCGCCGAGGCGACCAATGCCGAGCGCGAGCGCGTGCACGGCATCTCGCATGCCGTGCGAGCCGCGAGGCTGGAGCACACTTTCGCCGACGAGCTTATCCGCAGTGGTGCGTCGGTGGCCGATGCCCGTGCCAAGATCATCGACAAGTGGGCCGACGTGCAGAACAGCCGAACAGACAACCCGCCCGGAAACCAGCGGCCGTCCGGCGCCGAGGTGGTCAAGGATGGCGCCGACAAGTGGGCTGAAGGCGTCGCTCAGGGCCTGCTGATGCGGGCCGGCCTCATCAAGGCGGACCGCACCAACGAGTTCGTCGGCATGACGATGGCCGAGATGGCCCGCTCTTCGCTCGACATCCGCAACGTGAAGACCGGTGGCCTGAGCCGCATGGATATGGTCGGCCGCGCTTTCACGGTGAGGAACGAGGGCCCTGGCTTCAATTCGACGTCGGACTTCCCCAGCATCCTGCAGAACGTCGCCTACAAGGCGATGATGAAAGGCTACACCGAGGTCGACGAGACATTCGACCAATGGTCCGGCAAGGGCACGCTCAGCGACTTCCGGCCGGCTTATCGCGTCGATAGCGGCCTGTTCCCGAGCCTCGACAAGGTCGACGAGGGTGCCGAGTACAAATATGGCACCTTGTCGGACAGCGGCACGCAGGTGGTGCTGGCGACATACGGCAAGATGTTCGCCATCACCCGCCAGGCCATCATCAACGACGACCTTCACTACTTCAATAAGGTGCCCATGAAGATGGGCCGCGCCGCCAAGCGCACGATCGGCAATCTCGTCTACGCGATCCTGAACACCAACCCCGTTATGCAGGACGGCCAGCCCCTGTTCAGCGCGGCACACAGCAATACGTCCGCGCCGGGCTCCGGCTCCGTGCCCAACTCGCCGTCGATCGCCTCAGGCCGCGTCTCGATGGCCAGGCAGCGCGACGATCAAGGGTTGACCACCGGCGTCGGCATCAAGCCGAAGTTCATCCTGGTGTCCCCCGAACTCTGGGATGTGACCAGCAGCGTCCTGAAAGCGGAATACATCGCGGGCGATGCCGGTCTGC